AAAACCGTCATTGGTGAGACGGATCGCGCCGGCGCTTGCCTCGTTGAAAGCGTCGACCATGACGTCGAGCGCTTCTAGCGTCTCCGGCATGATCATGTCATTAAATACTTGCATCTGTGAAAGGGCCATCGGGAAATCTCCTTGTGATGATTAAGAGTTAATTTTCTAGTCCGTATTTTTCAGCGATCCGGGATTCGCGCTCGTCTCGAGTGCCTCCTTTTCCGCGTGTGTCAGGACTTCCCGTCCTTTCCGTGCTGCGAGACTGTTTTCGAGTCCCGCCGCCGCCGCCGCCTTTGGTATCAGTTACCAGGCGAGCGAATGTTTTATCGGCGAGGATCTCGGTCTCGAGATCTTCGATCTTGAGTTCGGTCTCCTTGCCTTTTGAGTCGAGAATGACCAGAGTCGGATCCTCGGCCTCGTCGTCAATTGTAACCCGCAACCGTTCGCGGATCAATTTTTTCAGAATAGGCCGCGAATCATTGTCGACGGCTAGACGTGAGGCCATCGCTTCGGCTCGATTATCGGCCGTTAGCCGCTCGATCATGGTGTCGCGTGACTTGAGTCGTCCGGAGAGTTGCTCGTTTTCCCGCTCGTGGTCGCGCTTGGCTGATTCGATCTTTCGATCGTAAGAGTCTTTTATTCGTTGCCGTTCGGCGTCGGTTCCGCTACTGTCGAGTAGTTCGTCGCGCTCGGTTCGCAGTTCTGAGACTTCGTTCTTAAAGCGCTCGGCTTCTTTCGCCGCCGTTTTTGCGTTCGAGCGTTCCTTCTGGAGCGCTGATTTCAAGCCGCCGACCTCGTCGTCTGCGACGACTCCGTTCACGTCCAGAATAAAACCTCCGTCCGTTTCCTTGTACTCGCCTCGGAATCCCTCCGAAACGTCCTCCAGTTTTTCAATCTTGTAAGGTAATGCCATCGGAATCTCTCCGTCGTGGTTTATTCAATACCGGCGCGGCTAAATGCCAGAGGCCGGCGGCGTTTCATTTGTTCAAGCGTCATCGGTTGAAAACTTCGGTCCAATTGTAGCCGAGAAAACTCCGACGCCGTGAGTCCTCCAGATCTTAACAGTTGCGCGCGCGTTTTTCCAATCGCGACGGACTGGAAATCCGGATCTTGTTTCTTGAGCCATTCAATATAGGTTAAGTCCGCCTGGACCTCGCCGCCTTGCGCTGGACGGACTCCTCGGGATCGGTCGACGGGCTCGTCGGTGATCGCGACAGGAAAACATCGGCATCGATAATGAATCGGAGGGAGCGGCCCTTTCCCGACCTCGTATTCGTTGCCGTCGAGCGGTCCGCATTGGAGACAGGTTCGAGAGTCGAGAATGGCTGTCCATCGGTATTTCTTAACCTTTGCATTTTGTAGCCAGACCAATTGCCGCGCCTGTTCTGCTGCCTGTTGAGCTGCGAGATCCGTAAACGCGGCGACTTTTCGACGGACGATTCCGATCACGGCTCCACGGTTATTTCGGGACCGTGGGCCGATCAATGCCTGGACGATCGACGAATTCGACTCTCCACGACCTGCCAAAACTCGGACGCGCGTTCTAATTCGACGGACTTCGGTCTGAACCAGGACCGCGAATATCCCCGCGAGAGTAGCCGCCGCGACGCCATCGGCGAGGACGGGAGCGCCGAGAGCGTCTCCAGGGAGAGACCTCATATCGGGCGACGGGACTTCGAGGAAACCGGCCTCCGCTTCTGCCATTTCCTGAGCGATCTCTCGAAGTTGCGGGAGGAGGGCGATCCAGACGCGGTCGAGAATCGATCCGGCTCGACGGTCCAGGGAGTCCAAAAACTCGACGAGACGGGTCGGAGTCATTCCCGCGACCTCGGCGTTCGCCAGTACGCCGGCGAGGAGTTCCGTCAGTTCCTCCCCCGCCTGTAGCGCAGCCGCGCGGACGAGCCCGGCTTTTACGCGCTGGAGCATGACCTGGAGCCTCGTCGTCTGGTCGAATAGCGCCATAATCTAGTCGATACTCTCTCGGCCGAGGAGGTCGTCGATTTCCTCGTCGGTGAGTCGAGTCGCTCCGATCTTTCGAAGCATGGAATTTTTGACGGCGTCCGGATAGGCTCCAGCCTGCCATCCCTCGACAATGGCTCGGAGCGTGTTTCCGTCCATTTGTAGCGACGTGAAGTCGGCCTCGAGATCGTATCGAACCGGATCACCTGGTCGGACGAATAGAAGAGCAAACTCGAGCGCGCGGGTTATACACTGCGAGACGTTTTTCACAATCAACGATAGCTGACTATATGTCGCGTTCGTCTCGTTCCTGGACTGTTCGGCGGTCATGACGACCGAGGCCTCCATTATCTGAGCTCCGAGCGCTACCATTTGAGCCTCTTTCCGTTTCATCGCGGCATCGGACAGGATATCCGGATCGACCTGGAGGAGTTTCGCGGTCTCTCCCTGTGCGAGTAACAGAGGCGCGCGACTTCCAAAATAAACGCCGTCCTTCTCGAGACGGTCGATCGTGGATCGCGAGAGGTTCTCGAATACCGGCCACGGCTGACCCAAAAGGAACGCCGCCTCCTCATAATCGGCCGAGTTTCGATAGTGGGCGATATTAGCAGCCGCGAGATCTGAAATAACCGGCCGATCGATTGCCGGGTCATTGCAGACGGCCCCCATAAACGCAAACGGGATCTCCGTCATTTTCTCGCCGGTTTGGGTAGTTGGGTATATTTTGGAGTTTGGGATCGACGTCCAATTCGTCTCTTTTTTTGATTTTGTCCCGGTGGTGTTGGCCTCGAATCGTTCTTGGAAATAGTATCCGTCCGAGTCCAGGGATAGCGCGAGGACTTGCGTTTCGTTGTCGACGTCGAATCCTTCACTCCTGGAGACGTCCTCGGCCAATAGAACGAATTTAAGGACCGAAGCGCCTTTCTCATTGTCCCATTCACTAAACCAGCCGAGAATCGCCTCGGCCTCGAACGTGGACAGCGTCGGGACGTCCTCTCGCGTTGCCGCCTGGATAAAGTCGACGAAAATTCCGCCGCGACCGACGATCAGGTTCTCTCGGACGAGATACTGAGCCATCCCCTCCAGAGTCAAGCCGGCCCCGTCCGCGTTTTTCTCTATTTTCGCGATCCGTTCCGGGATTTCCTTTTCGGGCTTGGCCTTCGTCGCCATCCCGACCAGGCCGGAGACGGTTCGCCCCGTAACGCCGTAAAAGTGCGCGCGCTCGATGTATTGCATATAACGGGCGTCGTTTTCGGGAGAGATGTCGAGCGGGTTCGGCCGAGGGAGATAAACATGGGCTCCGACCTGTCGATCCGCGACATTATTTCGCCGAGACTTGATCAGTTTTAAGTCGGCCTCCTTGATATCCTCGTCGCCGTTGACGACGTCTCGCATTTTGGTCCAGCGTCGGAGATCTCGAGCCGTGTATCGTTTTTTAAATTTCATTGTGCGAAACCTATTCGGAGCGAGCGTCCGTCCGCTCGGTTAGTTGAGAATCTTCGGTGGGCATAGTATCCCCCCGCGTCCGGTGCGTGGTCAAGGTCTCCGGATTTGTCCGGTTTTCCGTTTTCTCCCCACGGTTGACGAGTGAGGCATTTATTCAGGTCGGGACAGTGTCCGCGATCGACGAAATACTTTCTCTCGCCCTTTGCGTTGCGAATTCGTCCGTTATACACGTTAACGCGATCCATAATCCGCGGATTTGCTTCCGGCGCGTCGATCAGGAATCCCGCGTCCTCGAGGAGTTGGATATCGGTCCGCTGCGCTCCGGTGTCCCGGTTGCCGCCGGTTGAATCAGGATAGACAACAATTTTACGCCGTGGGAATCTGTGTTGGATGGTATCGATTACGTCCCGAGTATCGTATCCCCTCGAGATCTCGCCGACGGCGTAGGAGTCGTTATCGCGTTCGACGTGAAACACCGCCGCCATTTTGCCGATGTTGAAATCCATTCCGACGTGGAGAGGCTCGAATTCGCCGACCTCGACCGTCCGATGGTTTTCGGGTCCGTAATCGTGATACACGTTCCCCATCGTTAAATTGACAAATTGGCCCTTCAAATAGGCCTCGACTTGTCTGGCGTCATAGGTCTCCATCATCGCGTCGATATAACCGGGAGGGAGGTTTTTCTCGTTTGAAAATGTCGAGGCTCGGACCAGGTGATAAAGAGCCGACTCCGTCTCCATAAATCGAGAGTGCATGAACGCGAAACCCTCGGGAGTACATGTCACGTGAGCCGTATTAGGTGCGTCCGGATATCTGAGCCGGGCGACGATCTTTTTCCATGCTTCCTCGGCCTTGTCTTTCCGCATCGTGTCGATTTCGTCGACGTGCGCGTGTCCGACCTTGAAACCGACGATCCGTTTCGGGTTTTCCATCGATCGGCATTTGATCAGCGAGACCAAACCGTCCCCATCCAGGAGAGAGACCTCCTTGTCCCCGAAGTTGATCGAGATATCGAGACCGTAAAGATCCGCGACCTCCTCGATCGTAGGATAAAAAATATCTCGGATCATCGGATACGTCGGCGCGAAATAGGCTTGAGGACAGCCATGCTCGAGCCCGGCTTTAATTAAGCCGTGACAGCCGGCCCACGTTTTCCCCGCTCCCATGCCGGCGACGAGTCCCGTAAATCTCGCCGGCGAGTACAGGAGCGAGTGCTGAGAGGGGAGGAGTTCGATTTTCAAAGGGTTAATCCTCTCCAGGAATTTTTCGTTTCGGGTCGCTTGCGTCAGTAACGACAAATTCGACCTTTTTCCGGCGTCCGCGCGTTTCGGGATTTCCCTCGCCTCTAAACTTCTGGTGTCTTGATTTCAATAAAAAGATCATGAGGAGATCGCTTTTTTCTTGAGCGCGTTTCCGAGCGGTCGACTCGAGAGCGTCCGTCCCGTCTGAATATGCCTGGATCCAAGCCGAATCGAAATCCTCGTCGTTCTCGCGTCTCTCATAAACGGTCGATCGCGGTAACTGTGAATCCTTGCAAGCCTCCGCGACCGTTCCTCCATCCGACAGCGTGAGGAGGAATATCGCAAACTGAGCCTCCCGCCGTTTATCCTTCGCCGCCTCTCTTTCCTTTTTAGCGTTCCGTTCTGTCCGGACTTTTGACGTCGTTTTTTTCGCGGTCTTTTTGCGTAACGCTTTCTTTTTGCTTGCTTTTTTTGTCATTATTCGGATTTTAAACCGGAGTCCTGCCTGAGATCGAATTTCATGTCCTCAAGCGCTCCGACCAGTTCAAAGTATTTTAGACCGGGCTCGGCATAAGTACAGACGCCGCCGGCCTTTCTTAAACCGACCACGGCGACGCCGTCGAGTTTGCCGTCCCTCGCCTCCGTGAGCATGGTCTCGAGGACGTGGACGACTTGCGCCTGGATTTCGGTCAATTGTGTGTTGACAGATACGACGTTGAGTTTCGATTGAGTCATTAGGGCGCGCCCGGATAATGGTTAATTGTCCATGAGGCGATCAGGAGCGCGACCGAGGTCAATAACGCCACCAGACCCCCGACTCGAGCGGCCGTCGACGTGGTTCGCTCGTCCGTTTTCCCCATTTCAATCTCGAGGAGCCTGACGCGCTCATAAATTGGCCCGATCTCGTTCCGAAATTCGTCTCGGTGTTTTTGAATCTCTCTCATTATTCTAAGTTCAGATTTTTCGGCCGTGTCCAGAATCCGAATCAGTAACGCTTGAATGTGGTTTTGTGGATCTTCTGCCATGTCAGCGCCTTATTTTTTGAAGTTCCACGTTACAGGGGAACGATCAATCCCGCAACCAGTCCAGCACCGATTAACAGAGGACAGGACCAGGCGCGAGCATTCAGCGCCGACTCGAGGTCGTCGATCGCGTTCCAATAGATCCAGACGGCCTCGCCGAGTTCGTCAAAGGCTGCATTTTTAGCCGATAGCGCGTCACGGTTAGCGATCGAATGACGGACAAACGTCTGAGCCGTTTCCAGTGAGTCCAGATCCAGGAACGCGACCTCGCGGCCATCCTCCAGAGTTCCGACTTTAAACTCGAACGCCGGCAAATCCGCCGGCGACTCTGAGGCCTCAAACACTGGCGGAGGCTCTAATCCTTTACTCGGGAGGGCTCCGCAGCCGGCGATTGATATCGCGAACACGATCGCGCAAAAGTTCGCGAGACGTCGGAGGAGGGAAAAATTCGTTTTTGTCGCTGACTTCGAGCGGTTTTCCTTTTTCATGGTCTTTTGTCTCCTGTTTTGCTCGTTGGAGGATCTCGTTCGCTGTTTCGTGGTGTTTGTTCGCGCGCTTCGCGGTCTCTGTCGCCTTTACGATTTTAATCGCGCCGGCTTCGGCCTTCCGTTCAGCACGTCGCCCGAATAGCAGTCCAAAAATGACGGCCGCAATCGATAGAACGAAAAGCCATCGATCGAAAAGCCAGTCGAAGATCGTTTCGATTTGCTGTCTCATTCGCTTTTCCTAGGTTTGGGTTCGACCTCTGGATCGTTCGAGAGGTTATATATCCAGGGATATCGATCCATCAAAAGCCGGCGCATGATTTTATAAGCCGCCGGCGAGAACATTCCGACCGATATCGAGATCCAGAGTTCAGTCCAGGGGAACGGAGAGATCGACGTTTTCGCCGTGGATATCGTAAAGCAAACGATCACACCGAGGAGAAACGCGATCGCAGTCACTCGGCCCCCGGTTAAGTTGTAGGCGCGTTTTAGTAGCTGAGAGCCGCCCCACGACACCAACAGGCCGAGAACGATACCGAGGATCGACCGTGGATTCGCTCCGAGGAATTCGGTCCAATCCTTTAGCGAGCCCAGAATGAGGTTCGACCCCTGGACGATTGCGTCGATCATGATCTGGACTCCGGCTTCTGTTGTGTTTTCGCAAGAATTCGGCGTTTTTGCTGCTGAGTCCAAAGTCCTAGCCGGACCGCATAAGTCAATAAATTAACGCGAGCGTGTCTCATCTTTTTTTGCTCCTGTATGGTTTGGCAGTCGTGAGACCCTGGAGACCCTTGAGAACCGGGAGAGGGTCGATCTCGACCCCGTCTCGTATGATCTCGAGGTGTACGTGGTTCGGCATTGCCTCGCGGCCTTCCTCGGCCGGAAATCGCTTCGAGAGATCCTGGACAGTCCCGAAAAAATGTCCGCGCGCGATGACGACTCCCGGTTCCTTAAAAATATCCAGTGGCTTAACGTAGAAAAAACGCCAGAGATCCCGCGTCTCGGCTCTAATCTCGACGATCCGGAATGAGAGGTCGTTCGCGTATGGATAGCCGATCCGGTGAATCCGTCCGAAAATAGGCGAAACGAGCGCGGATCCGGCGGGAATCAGGAGGTCGAGTCCTTCGTGAACCCGTTTTCCTCGAGGCGCGCCAAAATGACCAGCGCCCCAGGCGTCTTGGCCTCTAATCTCTGCTGATTTTTGCTGGATATACTCGATCATGCTCTTGCCCTTTGGAAATTGATCCCGGTTAATTTCCTAACCATGCCAAAAAAGGCCGAAGATCGAGAGTAAGGGAAATTTTGGAGGGACCGGGGAGCGCCTCTAGCGGAGTCTCGACGGCTTTATTATGACAGAGATCCGTCGTTTTATCTAGTTCGCTTGATCTTAAAGCGTTTATAAAGTAAACTTATCCCGACAAAAAAGAGCCGAGAATGGTCTCGGCCCAATGTCTTACATATCAGGATCCACATGGTACAGGAATCAACGCAAGAATTAAAGCAGCACGCGATTTTCAATCGTGTTTTTCTAATCGCCGCAGCCGGTCCAGTCCGAGATCGTTCGCTTTATTTTGAGGAACACCACGTCCGACTCGCGGCCGCTATCGCTCCAAAGCCGGCTCTCGATCCCGATCTCGATCTTATGACTAACGCCCCGAGATCTCCGTCGATTCCAGGGCTCGAGGAGTTTATTCTCGAAAATTACGACACGAAAGTCGAGATCCTCTGTCAAATTGGAATCGATCCCGGCTCGTGGACTGCGCTCCAAAAGGTCGGCCGCGAGGGATTGTTTTTCTTTTCCGAGGACTGGTCGTTCTCGTTTTGGTATGAGTTCCGAGGCGGTAATCTGTGAGCGATATCGAGTTCAGCGAACAATTATCCGGCCTCTTAAAGCGCGCCGGCCTAAGTTATCGACGAGCCGCTGCGATCTGCGATTTATCGACCGCGACTTTATGGAAATATGCGACCGGAGACACGGTTCCGCATCGCTACATAAAAGCCGGGATCCTGAACGATATCCAGACGTTTGTCCAGGCCAAAATTAAAGGCAAATTATAAGGCCGGCGGCGTGATTTTTGACGAGCGTCCGCGTCATGCCGTCCTGATGAAATTTGTCGAGATCCTCGCGAGTATATTCCGACGGCGTTCGACGATCTAGGACGTCGTGACAGGTCGAACAGGCGTCGGATCCGATCAAGTCGATCGGCTTCTTGTTTCCCCCGGCTCCGGATCCTGGTCCTCGATAGTGAGCGAAAACCGTCGTTTTCGGGTCCGCGTTGCAATATCCAGGGATCCGGACTCGACAGGGACTCCCGCGCGCGGCCTCGGTGATTCGGCTCATTAGCTGAGATATCCTTCTCTGGCATTGCACCACGGACAGGCGTCGATATTTTTTTCCCTCGAGTTTTTCGAGCATTTCGGACAGTTGGCCTCGCGCAATAACTCGACGAGTGGTTGGATCGCGGATTTCCCGCCGTTAAAGTGCGCGTCCTCGACAATCGCCTGGACGTCTTTAATCTGAACCGGCGTCCCCTCTCTCCCGCTTTCGAGAATCAAGTTCCCGAGGCGATTGATCGCTCCGAATACGTAGTGATTCGAGGCCGACAGCGCCCGGATTATTTTATCCTTTTCGGACAATCGGATCCGCAGATCGTCGACCGTTTTAGACTTTGCGGCCTCGAGTATATTTTGCAATTCTTTTGTGATTTTAGCCATTATCGAGCGTCCGTAAGATATCGATCCGGGAGAGGGATCTGAATGTTATGCTCTGCACAGATTTCGATTACGAAATCAATATACTCCGCAAACTCCCCGACCTTGAGTCTCGAGGATCTCCGGATCGGCCGTTGGAATTCCTCGCCGTCGAGTCCTCGGACGACTTCCGTCCCAAAATGCCGGCCCAAAAAGTAGTCGTGCCAATCTTCTTTCCGTTGTCCGGTTTCCCTCTCGAGTAGAGCATAAACGACCCCCCATAAATAAGCATTTTGATCAGCGCTCCTCGTGTTTTTCTTGGGTTTTGCTGAGACGTCCCACCGAATCGAGTCGTCGAGCGACCGCAATAAAGCATAAAGCCGGCGCGCGCTTCGTTCCCGGTATTCGCCAGGGTTCAGCATTGTATCGAATCCGTCCGAGTTATTTCCGGCCATACGGTCCACCCGAGCCTGATCCGGCCTCCTCATATCCGAGGCGCGCTTTATCAGCGAATGAGGCCTCGGAAAACGCCATCCTCGACGGTGTAAACACTTCGGCCGACATTCCGGTCGAGCCGTGTCGGTTTTTTAGACAGAGATTCTCGACGATCCATTCCGTCCCCCGTGACTCCGGATTCCCTGGAGCGTGGAGGAAAAGGATCAGATCGGCGTCCTGTTCAATCTGTCCAGATTGCCGCAAGTCCGAGACCTTCGGCCGGCGATTTGTTTTCTCGATGTCTCGGTTCATTTGAGAAAGTGCAATTATTCCGACCTTGTTTTCTTTCGCGGCGGCTTTGCAAGCCTTCGAGGATTTGGTCACGGTCTCGAAATCGTTTTCGCGACTGCTGTCTCCTTGCAATAACTGGAGGTAATCCAGGACGACGAATTGAATCCCGTGCTGTTTCCGGTAGCGTCGGATTTTCCATCGAAGCGAGCGAGGCGTGAGATCTGCGCCGTCGTCGATATAAAACGGGATCTTTCGCATCAAAACGGAGGCCTCGGCCATCGCCTCCTCGTGTTCTGGACGACGTTCGCGCTCGTCTCGTGGAATGTAGACGCCGGTCATCATTGCAACCAGCCGATAAAAAATTTGATCTCGGCTCATTTCGAGAGAGAGGAATAAAACCGGGATCCCCTCGATCGACAATCTCAACAATAACTCAAGCGCTTTGGCAGTTTTTCCAGTCGCCGGGCGTCCAGCTAGGACGATAAGATCCGTCGAACATACGGGACCAGTAAACGCGGCGACGTGTTTTTTAAAGGGCCGGAGCGCAATTTGAGAGCGGTCGGGATCTTTTGAGATCGCGTCAAGGCCGATCTGGTACACCGTGGCGGCTGTAGGCGCGTTTTGTCGCTCGTTTAGGACTAGCGCCTCGGCCTTTTCGATTGCATCGGTTGAGGCCTGTCCCTGGAGGGCGAGATCGGCGATCTTCATTCCGATATCGATCAAACCTCTTAATCGAGCCTTGTCCGCGATTATTTTCGCCCATGAAACCGCCATCGCCTGAGAGTGGATCTCGTTCGCCCATTGCGTAAAGAGCGCGCCGTTTTGGATCCTCTCGAGGTCGTGTCCTTTCAATTTCCAGGCCTCGGCGACCGTAATCGGGTCGACCTCCTGGTCCTTGTCGGCCATTTCCATCACGATCTCGAACGTATTTCTCGAAATCTCGTGATAAAAGTCGTCCGCTCGGACAATTCCCGCGACTCGGTCAATCACTCGGCCGTCGATCATAATCGCCCCGAGGAGAGAGGACTCGGCCTCGGAGTTATGCGGGAGAGTAAATTTCTCGGCTGTTGGCTGCGCTTGTTCGAGCGGTCCGTCCCCTAAAAATTCGGGGATAGGAGCCTGAGCCTCGAAGGGCGCGAGATCTGTTTCGTTTTGCATGGTTTCCTCCGCTGTGAGGGTTAGAGTTCAGTATTCGCCCATCTCTGGACGACTTTATCAAAGTTGGATCGATTACTCAACCAGGCCAGCGACGCGCGCCATCCCCGAGAGTTGTCGCCGTTCCATGTCGGATTGTCTCGAGCGGCCTTAAAAAAGTCCGACCAGAATTCCGGGCGATGGTGTTCGTCGTCCTCCTTTATCCGAGCCTTTAGATCGTTTGATCCCTTAGATCCAGGCCAGCGACGCTCGACGACCTTCTGGAGATTCCCTCGATCTTTATCGTAGACGTCGAGAATCATCCGCTCTATTTTTGTAATCGCTTTTTGTTTCGTTTCCAATCCATCGAGCGCGAGTTTTTGGTTCTTCGGTTCCTTTACTGGTTCTATTACAGGTTCAAGGGGTGACTGTGTGTCACCCCCCCCCTGACTGTGTGTCACCCCCCCCCTGACTGTGTGACACCCCCCCCCGACAGACTGTCGCCCCACCCCGTCAGAGAGTCCGGCTTTATTTTTCAATGACTTAACGTCGAAAAGCAGCCGATAATTATTTGATGTCGTGGATCCGTCCTCCCGTTTTCGAGATTCGGCCTCGATCAAGCCTTTATCCTCGAGATATCGGATCGCGCGCTGGACTGATCGTTCGCTGATCTCGCATCGGCTCGCGATTTTGGAGATCGCCGGCCATCCCGACGTCGTCGCGCCCTGGATATTTCCGTCTCGGACGTGTTCAGCGATACAGAGGAGAACGATTTTCGCGTTCGAGTTCCCGACCTGCATCGAGAAAACCTGACAAATCGCGGCGAGGCTCATATCGCGACCCCGCTATCAATTGCGACGATCTGGAAAACGAATTCCGCCCAATCCTCGCCCCTTAACCAGTCCAACTGAGGAGAGATCTCAAGCGAGATCGCGCCACAATCGACCAGAGCCTCGATAATCTCATGACCCCGACCCTCGGCCGTGGATCCGATAAAGGTCTCCAGGCCTTGATAAGTCGCTCCGCCGTTGTGGAATTCGTCTCCGACGCCGTCGGCTAGGTACATGAGCGCGAGCCTCTGTTCCGGCTCTAGGTCTACTCGATCAAAGGCAATGCTTAGGGCTTCAATGCTCATTATTGATGTATTTTTTTATCGGGTTTTTTTGTATGAATGGGATCACTCTATTCGATAGGAGATCCGCTCTATGAAAAATAAGCTGTCGGACTCGTTTGACGTGTTTAGCCGGGATGGTCTCTCGAAGTTTCCAGCCTTGAATCGCGGCCGGTTTTAGCTTTAGGGCTCGAGCGGCCTCTGATTCGCTGGCATAGAGGCCGACAAAGGATCGGAAAACCTGTCGAAAATGCTTTCCTGTTATTGGTTTAGATTGTTTTTTCATGCGTTCATCCTCTGGAATGATGTTTCGTTAAACTTCTGGAGCGGCTATATTATCAGGCTTTAAACTAATAAACAAGGGTTGCATCATGCGAGGCAATAGATTATTATATCCCCTCAACACATAGCGGAGCATTGAAAATGACCACCAAAAAGACGGCCAAAAAGACCACGGCCAAACCAAAATCAACCAAACCAGCGACGACAGCCGAGGCGATGTTTCTCGTCGCGTCTGAGTTCTCGAAAATTGGAATCGA